CATAAAAGATATTGTCAAAGATGCATTTGATATTATCAAACGAGTTTGGGAAGAAATACTCTCACCTGTTTTTTCAAAAATTTCATCATTCATAGAAAATGTACTGTTACCAGCTTTTAAATTTGTGTTTAGTGCTATTGGTAGTGTTGTATCAGATGCATTTGATGGAATCAAAGTTGTGTGGGATACGGTCTTAAAGCCAATTTTAAACGGAATTATCGATTTCATTTCTGGTGCTTTCTCAGGAGATTGGGACAAAGCATGGAAAGGAATTGTGAAAATATTTGATGGAGTATTCAACGGAATAGAATTAGCAGCAAAAGCGCCAATAAATGCTGTGATTTCAATGATTAATGCATTGATTGAGGGTATCAACAGTATAGATATGCCTGATTGGGTTCCGTTTGTTGGTGGAGGGAAAACTCATATACCGACAATCCCGATGTTAGCAACAGGTGGACATGTTCTTGGAGATGGTTCATTTATTGCCGGTGAAGCTGGACCAGAGTTATTTACTAAAAGAGGTAATCGTGTATCTGTTACGCCTTTATCTTCAAATGAAAAATCACTTGGTATTACAGGTACTATGAGCCGATTAATTAGCGATATGAGTTACTCAATGGCTAGTTCAATGAAAGAGTTATCCGGCTTAAAAAGTGTCATGAGCAATGTGTATGGCAGTATGGCTAATAGTACAGAAACAATGAGTAGAAATGCTAGTCAAAGAAATAGGGATGGTAATTCTTCTTCAAATGCAAATAAATCGGATTCATATAACTTTGCTGATATGTTTAGAGGTTCAACATTTGTAATTAGAGAAGAAGCAGATGTACAAAAATTAGCTGTCGAATTAGGAAAACATATTAAAACATCAGGAAGAAGGGTGGGGCAATTATGAGTTTAACTATAGATGGGAAATCGTTAAAACAATTGGGTTTAGCGCTTTTGCCAGGATTTCAACATCCAGCTGCTCCACCAATTCGTGACTATACAGTATCTATTCCTGGTCGTCCTGGGGCTTATTACTTTGGTTCAGACATAGACCCTTTAGAGTTTAATTTACCATTAATCATTAAACCACAAGAAGATAGATATAAATTATCAGCAGCTATCAGAAAAATGGTGGCTGCTTTTATTGATCCCTACGGTAAACCGAAGGAAGTAAAACTAATTTATGATTATGAACCTGATAAATATTATCTAGCTCGATACAGTGGTTCACTTCCAATCGATCGTTATTTTAGGATGGGTAAATTCGAATTACCTTTGATAACTTATGATCCGCATGCATATTCAATGTTACAAAGTACAGATGAATTACGTTGGCAGGATATGGTTCCTTGGATGTCGGATATTCCTATTGGCTTTAAACCATCAACTTATTCAATTAAAGGTCCACAAAACTTACATGTAAATAATTTCGGAACACAAGTCGTTCGTCCTGTAATTGAACTTAATGGAAGTGCAAGTAACCTTACGTTAACCCTAAATGGTGAGCGTTTTTCTCTGGGATCTTTTATGAACTCTTCGATTTTAATTGATGCGAAGCGATACACAGTAATTAAAGATGGCCAGAATTTTTTATTTCAATTACAAGGAAACTTAGAAAAAATAGAGTTAATACCAGGCAATAATGTAATACAAATAGGCGGTTCTAACCTAAATGTCAACATTGCATTCAAATACCGTACTAAATATATATAAGGTGGTGACGTAAATGGCTGATGCGCCTAAGTTACAAGGTACAGAAAAAATTGGGGAAAGTTATTACAAAATCAATATGGGGATTGATAATGCTAATGAAGCGTTAAAACGATCTGTTACAGCAGAATCAAATTCCTCAAATGCAATTTCTGCTGCGAATCAAGCAGTTGGAGAAGCCACTAAAGCAAATGAACTTTCTAATAATCTGCAAAAACAATTAGATACTTTAGTTATAGAGGGGGATTCATCTGTTGAAGCGGCACAAGCTAGAGTTGAAAAAGATGGTACTGTTCATGAGACATTAAAAGAACATACAGATGCCATACACGAAAAGATTTCTTTTTTATCAAGAGATATTGACGAACAATTTTTCAACATACCCACTCTCGCTAAAGAAATTAAAAGAGGTGTGGTACAAACAAACGGGTGGCAATTTGACGTAAATCAACAGGCGAGTTTGCCACATAATGATAAGTACGCTCAAACACCACTAACGGTAGATTGTCTTATTTCTATTGATCCTAATGGGTTTGATTTCACCCAAGATACAAATAATGAAAAGAGAATTTTATTTAAACCTGACCAATGGTTTTTTGGAATTAATAAAGATTTGACTATTACCGCTGATGTTAGAAATAATGTTACAAATAACTGGACTGGTGGGATTACATCTAAAACTAATTTGGATCTCGCGCTAGTCAAGGAAATTCCACTAGAAAGCTACGGTTCATCACAAGGAATTACGACAGATGGTATTTATCTATATACATCAAACAATCGACTTGATAAAAATTCATATCATGTCCATAAGAGAAAGATAGATGGTACTTTACTTAATGGTTATATTTTACCGCAAGGATATGGACATCCCTGTGGTATCTGTGTTGTTGGAGGTTTTTTGTTTGTACCTTCTAATGGATTCCCTGAAAATGTGATTGATCATAAAATATTTGTATTTGACACAAATACTATGGAACTTCAAAGAGAAGTAGATGTAAAAATGAATTCTGGCGGAGGACTATCTGGAATTGCATTTCGGAAGGGGTTGTTTTATTTACCTGACTGGCAAACGACAGGCGGAGTTACAAATATATATGTTTATACTAGTGATTTTAAATTGATTCGTTCTTTCCAAATCAACACTACACATGTTCAAGGTATCGATATAGCTGGTGATAGATTATATGCAGCTTCCAATAACGGGCATAAAATAATAGAATACGATCTAGATACAGGAGCTCGGATTAGTGAGCATATATTCTATGCTTCGGTGGAGGGGGAAGACTTATGCATAACTCCCACAGGTACGATTTTACATGGTGACGTATCTATTATAAGAGAATACATGATAAATAAAACTCAAGGGCCGTTACCGAGTAAAGAACATTTAGAGCGATTAACTTTAACTGTAACAGATAATGTAGGAACTAAAACTTTATCATTCTATCGAAATGGCGTTTTACAAGGCACTAGAACATTTATTGGGGATATAAAAAATCTAAATACTTATGGACTAATTATAAATGGGTCCTTTAATTTAGGTTTATATAAACAATCTGGAAAGTTTAAATTAAAAGGATTAGGCATTGCGAATAAAGAGCTTATTCCAACCTCTGATATCACAGAAATTACAAATAGAAGTTTGTATGATTTGGCGTATGTTGATTGTTCGTTAATGACCACATCTCTTAAAGATATAGTTAGTAATACTAATTTAACTGTTAGTAATGGAATATATAATGATACAAGTGTTATCTTAAAGTGAAAAAGGCTTATGTTTTATTTATGTTAAATTAACGCTATATACACCTTTAATTCACATGAAATTAACAATAAATGTTTAATATAAACATTATATTGAAAAAGCGGAGGTTTATATGGCAGCGAACGGGAATATTATCAAGGGAATTCGTTATGGTTGTGCAATCTCTCTTAGTTTTTGGGTTTTACTTTATTGTTTGATAAAGATAATAACTATTTAGCAAAAAAAATCTATAAAAAACCGGATAAGTATCTATCCGGTTTAAGCTGCTTTATTTTGTGTGTGTTTTTTATTAGATATCTTTTTACCTAATTTCATAGATGGAGATTCTACTAGATAATAAAAGATACTAGATAAAATAAGTGAAAGTATTATGGTACTAAATAAAATTATTGAAATTGGAAGCATGTCGTTAAAAATGTAAATTAGTGAGAATAATATTATTGTATGGTATAGATATAAGCTATAAGAAATTTTACCTAAAAATAATATAGGTCTTAAATTTAAAAGTTCCGAAAAAACATGTGATGATAAGGCAATAATAATAAATAAAGATCCTCCAATTGCAATTGCATATTCATCAATAAGGAACTTATGTATAATCTCAATATTAGAGAACAATCCATTGTATGTGTACGAAAGTACAGCAATTAAAAAAACAATAATTTTGCTAGATTTGCTAAGTTTTTTGAAATAATTAGAAATGACGTCTATATGTTTCGCTAATAATGCACCTATTATAAACATTGAAGTGTAATGAATAGTAATTATAAAATTCGTGTTTGATGTAGGCATAAACACTTTAAGTAACACAAATGAGATTAAGCTTAATGCAAAACTAAGACTTATATTATATTTCCAATTAAAACGTAACACGAAAAACATTACAAAAGGGAAAATAATAGAAATACGCATTTCATGCACTAACGACCAAATTACAGTATTATACTGATTTGCATTATAATCACCTAAGAACAAAACATGATTTATAATATCTGATAATGAAGCTTCATAGGTCCAGATTCTATTAAACCAATCGCTGTAAGTGGAAATGCCGTTTTTAGACAATAACAGATTTGCTGCAATTGCCAAAGCAGTTGCTACAAAGTACGGAATATAAATACGAAATGTTCGCTTTACTAGGTATGTTTTATATTCTATTTTTTGGTTTTTATAATATGGTAGTGAAAGTACGAATCCACTTAATATAAAAAATAAAATAACTGATTCATGTCCAGCCCATACTAAACGTAAAGGGGTATTAAGTAGAATATTAATGAACCAACTATCACTATTATTTTTGTAATCTGGAGCTCCGATATCAAACTCAGGGAATATTCTTAAACAATGATAAAATAGTACAAATAATGCAGCTAATCCGCGTAATGAATCTAGTTCTGGATAACGTTTGTTCATATATGGCTCCTTAGGATAAATTTTCTATAATTATATTACCATATAAGGAACGTAAATGTTTTGAAATGCAATATTTATTGTTCAACGAAACGAAATGAGGTGATACATTGTTAAAACTCTACAACAAACAAATGCAGCTCAAGGCTTATCTCGAGAATGCATATAATATAAAGTATAACCCGCCACTAAATGAACTTTGGACGGCGGGTTTTTCATTGCCATTTACTGATCCAAAACGAAAGGAAATTGAAACGTTTGATTATGTGGAGATATTTGATAACGGTAAGCGGATTGGCATGTTCCGTATTATGGATAGTGACGAAGAAAGAGAAGTACATGAAAAAATAATTACCTATGACTGTGAGCACGTTTTATCCACACTGATGGATAGCGTGCTTTTTGGTTATCACGAAAGAATTAATTTAAGCACGAGGGAGAATATTGAGTATCTTCTTAGCAAACAAAGAATAAAGCATTGGAAACTTGGACGATGTGATTTTACAAAGTATTTTTCATACAGTTGGGAAAATGAAGATACTATATTAGGCCCTATATATAGCATTCCGAAGCCGTTTGATGAGAAATTCCAATGGACATGGGACGATTCCTCCTATCCTTGGACATTAAACATAGTCCGATATTCCGAAGAAATTACGGGTGAACTTCGATATAGAAAGAATATGAAGGGTATTAAACGAAAAGTAGAAGCAAAAGATGTCATGACGAGGATTTATCCGCTTGGTTATGGTGAAGGAGTTAACCAACTTACAATCAAAGGCGTCAACAACGGTCTACCATATATAGATGCTCCTGATTTTGTTAGAGAGTTGCATGATGGATTTGATTATATATGGGTAGATAGAAGATTTGAAGATGCTCAATCACTTTACGCTTCGGCAAATTCGATGTTGCTAAAGGCATGCATGCCAAAGGTTACTTATGAAATCGACGCAATTGATTATGAGTTAATTGATCCATACAAAATAGAAAAGTATGAGACTGGTAAGCTAGTACGCTTATATGATGAGGATTTTAATATATTTGTTGATTTAAGAGTAATGGACCGTCAAAAAGATGACGTCACTGGCAATCCACTTGATGTAAAGCTTGTGTTAGAAAATAAAGTAACTGATTTAGGCACAATACAAGCAGATATCGAAAAACGCCAGAAAGTCAATGAAGTATATTCTCAAGGGACAACAAACATCGATAGTCGAGACTTTCAGGATAATTGTGACCCCGAACATCCGGCCGTTATTAGGTTTCAAATACCTAACGATGTAAAAAATGTGAATGAATTGTTACTGACATTTGAGATATTAAGATTTAGAGCATTTGAACGTGCTATTAAAGGTGGCGGTGCGGTTGTAGGTTCGACTTCAGCTGGCGGAGCAACAGTTGGTTCAACTCAAGCGGGTGGCGCTAATGTAAGTTCCACAACCTCAGGAGGTGCGACTGTCGGTTCAACGAGTGCTGGCGGTGGTACGGTAAGAGCATCGAGTGGTGGAGGAGATC